CTTTACATGAAAGCGTATATAAATGTACAAAATATAAGATTGAGCATCCATGGAAAAATTTAGATTTCTTGTATGAGCTATTTACAGAAAATACTTGGGGTGATATAATAAAGCATAACATATTAGAAAACTTGGATAAAAATGAATATTAAAGAAATTGTAGATGTATCAAAACAATTATTTACAAAAAGATATTGGAATAAAACCAATACAATAGAGTTTTGGGCATTTTCTACAAAGCTTATGATTATTTTTCCAGGCTTGCTATTTGGTAAACAATGGTGGTGGTTATATATATTTGCGCTTATATCAAGCGTAATTCTTATACTGACATCAACAATAAAAACTCTTCCAACCATTATATATTTTAATATTGGTTGGACAATTTTAGCTTCGGCAGCGATAGCTAAACATTTTTTAACCTAGGAGAAAAATGACAGAAGAAACAAATCTAGAGGCTGTTGAACCAGCCGAAGATGCTGTAATTGAAGCAGAAACAGTGTTCCTTGTAGTAAAGGATAAGAATGGTCTATTTAGAGCATTGACAGATGTTACTACAAAGATCAACGCTGATCGCTCAGCATCACTTCTTGATATCCGCAATGCATGCCGTGATATCGCATCTTCAATTCAAACTCATGAAACAGCACAGGTAGTTGTAGCACTGCTAAACAAGCAGGATTCAACTAACTAATTAGATGCTATAATCATATAGTGTCTTACCAGCTTAAAGTAATCAAGGACCATCCAGTAGCCTTTTGGCCGCTGGATGAGTCTCTTGGTACTACCGCCACAGATATATCTGGCTGCGGAAACAATGGAACATATACTGGATCTCCAGTAACAAATATCCTACCGCTTGTTCCAGGCGGAATCTCTGGTACTCGTATTACAAATACTGCATATGTAACATTCCCAATTACAAAAGATTATTACGGTTCAAATGTTGGATCTGGTCTTGCAACATCTTATACATCAGACAATGATTTTACTTTAGAGGTATGGTTTCACCAATCGATAGAGTCTTCGGACGAAACCCCGCTTCTTGCAGATACCACAAACGATATTGGTTTATACTGGCATAATGGAGATATTGTATTTCGTGTCTCAGATACAGAGTCAGTTAGACACTGTATGCCATATACAAAGAAGTCTATGCATGTCGCAGGCGTATATTCAGTAAACTCAATAACCCTATATATAGATTCAGTTCCAGTTGAATCAAAGTCTTTATCTAATTTTAAATTTACAAATACATCACTTACTCTACAAGCGGGTCCTACATTAAATTCAGAAGATACATTTATTGTAGATGCTCCAGCTGTTTATAGATATGGGCTAAGTCAAGAAGCTTTGAGAAAACATTATTTGGATGGAAATGTAACAGTATCTCCAATTCATGTTGTATACCCAGATAATGGAATTTTATTTACAGGAACAGACGCCAACATCAGAGCAGCCTTTGACTATTCCTATCCAGTAAATAAATCATGGGCACAGTTCTTAGATGAAAATACATATTACGATCCAAATAGAAAATATGTGACATTTTATCAAACAGACACTGTTGAGGCAAAAACATTTATTATTGAGGATTTCTTTTTAGTGCCATCACAGATTAATTTAAATACATCAAAGGTGGAGTGGAGAAATGATTTTGGGGTTGAAGTAGAGTCAAGCGTTGATGGAATAAATTGGGTGGCATGTAGCAATGGACAGCCATTACCACAATATACAAAAGATTCATTTGATTCAAGCTATAAAGTATATATTCGGATTACCATGTCTACTTCAGACTCTAGTAAATTCCTTCCTAAATTATCATTCTTCTGTATAACATTCTATTCAGACAGAACTATATTTGCAGATAATTACGGAGATAAGATTACATCTAATTCAGACTATTATTTAGGATCTTTAAATTATCCTATTCTATCTCGTAATTATATGAATGGAATTAGGTCTAAAGATGGTTCAGGATTTGATTTGACCACATCTAGCTCTGTGAAGTCTGTAGAGATGTTCTTTACACCCCTTACGTTGGCTTCTAACACACTTTTGTTCAGTTCTGCTGGTACAACCACAAGATTTGGCTGGAATGGCTCTGGAGCAATTTCTAAGGCCAATATCAGCAAGGTATACATAAATAACGTAGATGTCTCATCAGCTACAGATATAACTAATTATTTAGTAGAAGAAGAGCCTCACCATATCGTTTTAGTATTCAGCACACCAGTTACTGAAGTAATTCAGTTTAATTATGAGACAATTGGTGGACCAAGCAACCTATATAAGAATATTGCTACATATGAATCAGAATTAACAGCAGGTACGGTAGAGACCCACTTTGAGCTATATACTGGCAAACCAGTAGAAAGCGTATCAGAATCTGCCATCACCCTGACACAATTGGAGCCAGCATATTACAATAATGACTGGATCGTTCTACAATCTATATAAATCGTCAACTAGTCTGACAAAAAGCTGGACTTAGACCATAAAGAGTGGTAAAATAAAAACAATGGATACTGGAAAGATTAAATATACGGATGTTGGAGAAGAGACCCGCCTAGGTATATACGTCTGGGAAATGCCAGATGGAAGATGGATCGGCGATGATGATGGAAACTATCTATCAGTAACCGCTATGAAGGGCAATAAGGTAAAGATTGATGCCCTTGCAAATGCAGTCCGTTCATATGGAATTTATGAAGGGCAGCCAAAGTTCTTGTCAGGACGTCGTAAGATTGATGATGAAGAATTTGAATATCAGAAACAGCGTCTTGAATGGGGTCTGGTTCCAGATCCACTAGATATTGGAAATTATAAAGACGAAATGAAAAAGGCAGGAAAGTAATGTCAGACTATATTGCAGATGACGATAGCCAAGAGATTCAGATCTCTAACTCTACTGATTGGTTAAAGTTTCATAGTCCAGTAGTTGAAAAAACTAATGACCCATTTAAGGTAGAAGGCGATGAATTGGTTAAGGTCTCAGGACTTTCTCCAGCATTTCGTCGCAAAATGAATCGTGATATTCAAAAGAGATTTGTTGGTATTGAAGGAACTGGCACACAGCAGAATCTATTGCAGCAGGCCATTACTGGGTATGCAATGTTTGATCTTGTCGAGCCTCCTTACAACATGGAGTATTTATCTCAAGTTTATGAAGTAGATCCATATAATTATTCTGCAGTTAATGCTAAGGTTGCAAATATCGTAGGTCTTGGTTTTGATTTTATTGAAACACGCAAGACAGTAGAAGCAATGGACGGAATTGATAATGACACACAGCTTGAAAGAGCTCGTAGAAAGTTAAATAAGCTTCGTAGAGATTTACATGACTGGCTAGAAGATTGCAACGAAGAAGAAACATTTAAAGAGACTTTAATTAAATTTTATACAGATGTTGAAGCAACAGGAAACGGGTATCTTGAAATAGGTCGTACAACTTCTGGAAAGATCGGATATATTGGACATATCCCAGCAAAGACAATGCGTGTTCGACGTCTTCGTGACGGCTTTATTCAATTGCTTTATGGTAAGGCTGTATTCTTCCGTAACTTTGGAGATCAGGAAACTCCTAATCCAATTGCAGGCGGACTAGATAGACCTAATGAAATTATTCATATTAAGAAGTACACGCCACAAAACAACTATTATGGAACTCCAGATATTGTAGCTGCTGCAAATTCAATGGCTGGAAATGAGTTTGCTGGTAAATATAACCTAGATTATTTTGAAAACAAGGCTGTGCCAAGATATATTATTACAGTTAAGGGAGCAAAGCTTTCTACTGAGTCAGAGCGTAAATTGCTTGAATTTTTCCAGGTTGGACTCAAGGGCAAGAATCATAGATCTCTATATATTCCACTCCCTCCAGATTCACAAGACTCTAAAGTTGAGTTTAAGATGGAACCAGTTGAAGCTGGCACTCAAGATTCATCATTTAACACATATCGTAAAATGAACCGTGATGAAATTCTTATGGCTCACAGAACACCAATTAATAAAATTGGAACCCCAGAAGGAATTAATTTGGCGGCAGCTAGAGATGCTGATAAGACATTTAAAGAGCAGGTATGTCGTCCAGCACAGGATATTTTAGAAAAGAAAATAAATAGAATTATCGGAGAAATGACAGATGCCCTTGAAATTAAATTCAATGAATTGGCACTTACAGACGAAGATACCCAGTCTAAGATTGATGAGCGTTATTTGAGAATGCAGGTAATTACTCCAAATGAAGTTCGTATCAGAAAGGGCATGGTTCCTCTAGATTCTGGAGATGAAGTGGTTGTATTAAAGCCACAGCAACAGGCAGAGGTTAGGGCGCAGGCTGGACAGACCAGAACCCGTGATTCTGAAAGATCTGCAAATTCCCCAGATAATTCTGGGGAGGGTAGAAATACTCAGGGGGATGGAAGACAGGTCGAGTAGTCCTACTCAACTATTATTTGCGTTATAGTAAATAACGTAATAAAATTAAGCATATGAATATTGAAAAATCTTTGTGGTCCTCACATGGCGATAACATTAATTTATCTGTGCCATTCACTAAAGTCAACCGTGAAAAGCGCACAGTTTCAGGGTTTGCCACATTAGATAATCTAGATCAAACAGGTGACGTTGTAACATCAGAAGCAAGTATGAAAGCTTTTGAGAATTTCCGTGGAAACATTCGTGAAATGCATGGACCGACAGCAGTTGGCAAGATGGTTTCATTTAAGCCAGAAACATATTACGATCCAATGACAAAACAATTTTATAGTGGTGTTTATGTAGATGCATACATTTCAAAGGGTGCACAAGATACATGGGAAAAAATTCTTGACGGAACTTTAGCAGGATTTTCAATCGGCGGAAAAATTATTGATTCAGATAATGAAGTTAACAAATCAACAGGTAAGCCAGTTCGTTTTATTAAAGAATATGCATTGATGGAATTATCAGTTGTAGATTCTCCAGCAAACGAGCTTTGCAACATTTTGTCTATTCAGAAAATGAATGGACAATTTGTATTTAAAGGAATGGCAGCAGAAACTGTAACAGAAAATATTTTTTATTGTGCTGACTCTGACTCAGTATTTATCTCTACAGATGCGTCTTACGACTCCCCAGTTACAGGAAAGCCAGCATCACTAATTGGTTGGGTTGAGAGTAATGATGTTAACAAAGCAAAAGAAATAGATAAGATTCTTGATTCATTTAAGAAATCAAGATTACCGTTGCCTGATACACAAACAATTGCAAAACAGGCAAACGCAGAAGGAGGTAATGAAGTGTCAGAAAATACAGAAAACGCAGTAGTTGAAGAAACTCCTGCAGTTGAAGAAGCAGCGCCTGCAGAAGTTGCAGCACCTGCTGAAGAAACACCTGTTGCTGAGGAAGCACCAGCTGTTGAAGACGCTCCTGCCGAAACTCTGGAAAAAGCAGCCGACGTATCAGAAGTTGAGGTTGATGAACCTGATTTTGCAAAGATGCTAGGTGATCTTAAGGGATTCTTCTCAGATACACTTACAAAGGCATCTGAGGCAAACGCAGCTCAAGTTACAACAATCAAAGAGACTGTTGAAACATTTAGCAAGAGCGTAGATACTCGTATTTCAGAATTGGCAGAACAGCATGCAGCACTTTCAAAGGCTGTAGAAAATATCAAGAGCACGATTGATGGCGTAGAAAAGCGTGTCGTAGCAGTAGAATCAGAGACTGCAATCAAGAAGTCCTCAGACCTTGGCGGGTCTCAGGAAGTAATAACAAAATCCAAATCAAAATGGAACGGTTCTTTCCTCGGTTCCGTAAATGAACTTTTTAACTGAAAAGGTAGGTGAAATATATAATGAGCAATGAAACATTTGAAAAATCAGTAGCAGCGAATACAACAATCGCTGGTGTCGGTCAATCAGCAAGCGGTACATTTGCATCCACAACAGGTGGAGCAGGAGTACACGTAGCATCTGAAGCTGGCAACGGTGGTATCCTAAATCCAGAGCAATCATCACGATTCTTGGATTATATGTTCGACGCAACTGTGATCGGTAAGGTAGCTCGTACTGTACGCATGAAGTCAGACACTACCGAGATTGATCGTATCGGTGTTGGAGAGCGTCTAATGACAGTCGCAGCTGAAGCAGATAACACTGCAACAAACGCAGCAGTAACTTTCTCAAAGATCTCTCTTACAACAAAGAAGCTTCGCCTAGATTGGGAACTTTCAACAGAATCGCTTGAAGATAATATTGAAGGTGCTGATCTAGAAGATCACATCGCCCGCATGATGGCAACACAGGCAGGTAATGACATTGAAGACGTAGTCCTCAATGGAACAGGTTCTGGTTCTGGCTTGATGTCAGCATTCCAGGGCGTTGTTGCAAAGTCTAAGGCTTATGGTCACGTTGTTGATGCAGCGGGTGCAGCAGTATCCCGTGCAACATTCAACTCAGCACTTAAGGCTCTTCCACGTAAGTACAAGCAGCGTCGTACAGACCTCCGCTTCCTTGCTGGATCCAATTTGATTCAGGACTTCCTGTACGCAAACAGCATTGGAACAAATCAGACAATCCCACAAGATATCGCTTCAAGCATTATCCGTGGAGATGTCGCACCACTAGGTGGACCAGCTGGATATGTGGCTCCATTCGCATTCGGTATTCCGATTGTTGAAGTACCACTTCTTCCAGAAGCACAGACTGGTGATTACACAGGCGCAACAGGTCAGCACGGAGATATCCACTTGACATTCCCAAATAACGTAGTTATTGGTATCAAGCGTGATGTGACTGTCTACCGCTTCTTCTGGCCTCGTAAGGACTCTATCGAGTACACAATGTATACTCGTGTAGGCGTTCAGATCGAGCAGGCAGACGCTTGGGTAGTTGTTAAGAACGTTAAGGTCGCTTCTTAATTTATAGGATTTAATTCCGCTAAAAGCCCCTCAAATTAATTTTTGGGGGGCTTTTCATTTAAATTTGTTAATGCTATAATTGATTGACACAGAATAAGGAGATTTACATGTCATTCGAGACATTAAAAGTATCTGAACTAAAGAAAGTGGCTGAAGATTTCGGAGTAGAAATTGACGGTCTAAAAAATAAAACAGACATTATTGCAGCACTCTCAGAAGAGGGAGTCACCTGGGCGGTATATCAAAAGACCGTAAAAGACGTAGAAGAGGCAGAAGACATGTCAGTAGAAGTTCTTCCAAAGTTTGATCCTAAAAAGGAACAACCAGAAGATACAGTTTTGGTTAAGATGGAAAGAGACAATTTCCGTTATGACATTCAAGGGTTTACATTTACAAAAGAGCATCCGTTTATTGCTATGAATAAAGAGAAGGCCCAAGCAATTTTTGATAAGGAGGCAGGATTTAGGTTAGCAACTCCTAAAGAAGTGCAGGAGTTTTATCACTAATCTAAGCCTATAAAATGGCAGAGATATACGTAGGAAGTAATTTCCCAGCAAGAACAACAATATTCTACGCTGGAGAATTATATGTTTCAGAAGGTCCAGTTAATGTGCAGGTGTATGACATTACTGAAGACCCTACTATTTTCCCACCTGTTGATCCAGAAAACTTGGTCATACAGCTAACAGCAACACAGCTTGAAGTTGATCCAGGAACATATCAAGTTGTACTGCCACTCAACTTAACAACTACTCAAAGAAAGTTTAAGCTAGATTGGCTATACATGGTTGGCTCCGAAACTATAACTCATACATCATATTTAGACGTTGTTAAGCCATATGCAGATATAACTGAAATTATGCATGACCTTAATTTAGGATATGAGCCATCTGATCCAAATTATAGGTCATATCATGAATTGGTTATGGCAGAGAAATATGCAAGAAAAACTATAGAAAATTTTACTGGACAAAAGTTTCATTTATATGAGGATGTGCATGTAGTATATGGTTCTGGATCAGATACATTGCCATTGCCACAAAAATTAAATTCATTGCACAAGCTGTACGCCAATGATGTTCTTTTGATAGATAACTTAAACAATATTAATAATTGGAATTTTCAGACCGTAGTTTCTGAGACTGGATTTGGTATAAGGGTTGACAGAACATCTGCATTAGACAATACAGTTTATACAGCAAATGGTTTAGTTCCACCATCTATTAATGATTATACTCCTGGAGCATTTAAAAACAATGTCAGGTATCGTGTTGTTGGAAAATTTGGATGGAATTCAGTTCCAGATGATGTTCAGCAATCAGCAATACAATTAGCTGGCCACTATTTTGCAAAAGATAGGGTTTGGGCAGACAGATACTTAAAGAATGTATCAACATTTGACTGGGATTTTGAATTTAAAGATGAAGCATATTCGGGAACAGGCTGTGCATATTCTGATAAATTACTTTCAGATTATGTTGTAGACACAGTTTTATTAATATGATGTTCGACATCATGGACTCTCTTCTATCCATGAAGATGGATATATATAGACAGTATGAAGTTCAAGATCCAGACACTGGTGCGATCAAGCGTTCATGGAGTTATCATAGAACCGTAGACTGTCATGCAAAAGGTGTAATCAGCAACTCTGCAACAACTAGATCTAGCGATAAGCAGGTATTGTCAAATAAATACACAATGGATCAAATTATTCAGGTTCGTACGTATAATAAGATTATGATTAATGAAAAAATAACTAACATTAGAGATAGTAAAAATAATGTTATATGGAATGAAATTAATTTTCCAACTGAAACGCCAACTGTATTTGAGGTTGTTGGGGTAACACCAATGACAGATCCTTTCGGTAATGTAATTGGATATAATGCTTCTATGAAGAGATCGGAGAACCAGCAAATTGGACTCTAGTGTAATGTTGATGCAGGCATCTAGCGGCCTTGAAAGACTGATGGCTGGCAATCAAAGCGGTGTGCTAAAAGATAGTACAGTTGCTCAGATATCTGCATATCTGTATTACAATTCTCAGGTTATATCTAAGCTTACAGAAAACAAACAATTTCAATCTAAATTTTCTGAGACTATATTTCAGCAGATAGACAAGGACTTTGGAGAGTACATGGATGCAAAAGCTAGAACATCTCCAAGATCTCTTCACCATGTCTATGAATGGAAAAAGGTGGGAAATAAGAATGCAAGACTTTTTGGCCTAAGCTTAGAATCACAAGACGGTCTTTCATTTAGAATTTCAACTGCATTTAAACCATCACGCTCACTTGTCCCATTAACTGGAGGAACAAAGCGTAGACATACATTTATTAATAAGGCTTCAGTAATGGAAGCAGGCAAGCCATTAAAAATATCTCCAAAGAATGCAACAAGATTAGTTTTTGAATCTGACGGAGAAACTGTATTCATGCCTAAAGGTGCATCAGTTATTGTTAAGCGTCCAGGCGGACCTGGAGTAAAAAATCAATACTTTTTAGCACACTCAAGATTCTTTACAGGACAACTTGTAAATCAGTCTATAAAGAAATCTGGATTCCAAAGAATATTCAATGCTGGAATGGCAAAAGCATTAAAACTTCCTTCTGGAATTAAAAAGGTTCAGTATAAATTTAGCCCTAATGTTATTAGGTCTCAGGCAGACTCAGCACTCACAGCAGCATTTGGAGGAGCGCTATGACAGCAAACTTTAAACTAGATGCAATGCTAGAGCTACGTAAATTTCTATGGGAAGAATTATCCTACCGTGGTATATTTGACGCAGATGACTATTGGTCAGATAATCTAAATGAAAATATTGTTCCAATAGTTCCAGTTCAACAGACCCCAGAAATGAGTCAATTTTTAAGTGGTAAGAAACATATAGTCTATGACAAGATAGGCATGTCTACCGAAGATAACTGGATGATCTCCTGTGAACAAATTCTATTCACCATATATTCAACTGATTTTTCTGAGATAAATGAGATTAGAAACTTCATGACAGACCAGTTTAGACGTATGGACGAGTCTGCGAGGGATATAAACTACTGGTCTGACTTATCAGACAAATTTAAATTTCATTCTATTTTTATAGCAGACATATCGCCAACCGCCCCATCAGAGGAATTACAAGGATTCTTCACGGCAGAGGTCATACTAGAAATCAAATATTCAAGAATTTTAGACGGCCAGGGCAGATTCCTTTAACGTTTGCCTTTTGACCTCTTATGGCCTAGAATTAGACTACTAGAGGAAAGAAGCCTAGCCAGCTTGATAAAATTTAATACATAGAATTCCAGGAGGTGGAAATAAAATATGGCACAAAACGCAGGTAATGCTAAAAACATTCTCGTTGGTGCGTCTCCTTTGTTTATTTCGAATTTCGATATTACAGCAGGATCAACACTATATAAAGAGAATGCAGAACCAGGTACAACCAACGCAGGCGCATTTATATCAGGCGAGTCTTACACAAAGACACTTAATGATATAACACCAGGCGCAACATTTGCATATCGCAACGTAGGATTTACAAACAATGGTCTTCAGATCACCTATAATCCAACATATGATTCAGTAACCGTCGACCAGTTGCTTGATACAGCTAAGCTGTTCAAGTCTGCGATGGAGGTTATGATCGCAACTGAAATGTCTGAAGGAACACTAGAAAACGTTCTAGTTGTTTTCGGTCAGGGTGACACATCAGGTTCAACAATTACAGCAACTAACACTTTGATTGAAGATGCAGGTTTCTCAACAGGAACAGCTAACGCAACAAAGACACTTGGTCTTGCTGCTGGTGCTCTTGGCGTACAGCCAACAGAGCGTCAACTAATTGCTGTCGGACAAGCTCCAACAACAACTGATGGATCAAATACAAAGTCAACAGAGCGTATTTATTATGCTCGTCGTGTACTTTCTGTACAACAGTCACAGTTCTCTTTGGCTCGTTCTACACCAACAACATTTCCAGTAACCTTCCGTCTTCTCCCAACCGCTATGTCGGGATATGAAGGGCAGGAGTACGGTAAGATTATTGACCGTGTTTTAGCATAATAGCTAAATAATTGTCGGAGGCCCCCGAATTTTCGGGGGCTTTCTGCTTGTATATGTAAAACCATTATGTTATAATAATTTAGACATATCCAAGGAGGATAAATTGGCAACTACAGTATACAATGTAGAAGAAATTCAACTACAAAACGGGCAAACAGCAAAGCTCAAACCACTATCAATCAAAGAACTTCGTAAGTTTATGGTTGCAATTCAAAAGACTGCAGACGTAACTACAGAAGATGAAACACTTTCAATTCTTATTGACGCATGCGCTATCGCTTTAGAAAAGCAATTACCAGATCTAGTAAATGATCGTGACGCTCTAGAAGATGCTCTAGATGTTCCAACAATGAATCGCATTCTTGAAGTTTGCGGCGGAATTAAACTTGACGACCCAAACCTTCTAGCGGCAGCGGTTCTGGCTGGTCAGAACTCGATTTAGCCGCTTTAGAAGGAGAAGTTTTTCTTTTAGGTCATTGGAAAAATTACGAAGACCTAGAAGAAAATCTATCAATGCCAGAACTTATAACTACATTACAGGCAATAAAGAAAAAGGAACATGATGAAAAGAAGTTCCAAGCATCTTTGAAGGGTGTAGATATAGGTGAATACGAAACAGAAGAGAGGGGATCTAAGTTTGAAGATATGCGTCTTAGAGCTGCAGGAATAAATGCATCATCTGACGACGTGTTGTCTCTACAAGGACAGTTTGCAGCAGCAGCTGGATTTGGTATTGGAGCAGGACTTGGGTACTCACAGGAGTAATAACTAAATGGCTGACGAAACAATCAGTACACGAATAGTCGCTAATGCCGACTTTTCAGCCCTTATTGCAGATGTGCATAGGGTTACTGCCAGCCTATCTAAATTACAAGAACAACTAGCTAACTCTAATAAGATGTTGGCTAACAACATTGCGGTAATGAACCGTAATTTTGCAGATACAATTAGAAGTACTGGACAATATTCAACACACTTTGTAAGTCTTACATCAGATGTAGAAAAGTTTGGTAAAAACCTAGACGGTGGAAGACTTAAGTTAAAAGATTATTTCGGTACATTTCAACAGCACGTTAGAACATCTGGCGGATTAATTAGAGAACTTGCTAGACAGCAAGTCGCTATGCAAAACGCTATTCTTCAGCCACTAGGAAGAAATGCTCAAGGGCTTCAGCAGTTTAACGTTCATATTCCAAGAGGCCTTGATGAAATAAAGAATAAGACATCTTTAGCTAGACAAGAACTAGCTATTATGAATCGTGTTATTCAAGACGGTGCAGTTCAACTTATTAACTGGGGTAAAAATACTCAATGGGCAGGTCGCCAGCTAACAGTTGGTTTAACGCTACCCCTAGCAGCATTTGGTAAAGCATCAGCAGACGCATTTAGACAAGCTGATCAAGAATTAACTCGTCTTACAAAGGTGTATGGAGATATTGCTGGTGCAACATCTGCAGAATTAGGCAAGGTTCGTCAAGATGTAATTGCAACATCTAAAGAATTATCTCAGGCATATGGTACTAATTTCAACGAAACTATTTCTTTAGCAGCTGATATTGCTGCAACTGGAAAGCAGGGGCAGGAGTTATTAGCTTCAGTAAAAGAAACAAGCCGTCTTGCGGTTTTAGGTGAAGTTGATAGACAAGAAGCAATGAAAGCAACCCTAGCTATTCAAACAGCATTTCAACAAAACACTGATGAATTAGCTCAATCAATTAACTTTCTTAACGCAGTTGAAAACCAGACATCAACATCTCTAGCAGATTTAGTTGAAGCTATTCCTAAAGCTGGTCCAGTAGTAAAGCAACTTGGAGGAGACATTGAAGATCTTGCTCTTTATATGACTGCTATGCGTGAAGGTGGAATTAATGCATCAGAAGGTGCAAACGCATTAAAGTCTGGACTTGCAGCATTAATTAATCCAACAAAACAAACTGTAGGAGTCATGTCAGATTTTGGTATCGACATACTTTCAATGGTTAAAAAGAATGCTGGAGATACTACTTCGCTACTATTTGATTTGCAAGGAGCATTAAATAATCTTGATCCATTGCAGAAAGCTCAAGCAATTGAACAGCTATTTGGTAAGTTTCAGTTTGCAAGAATAAGTGCTCTTTTAAATAACCTTGGTAGACAAGGAAGCCAAACACTTAACGTTCTGGATCTAATGAAGGCTAGTGCTTCAGAATTAGAAACTGTGGCTGGTCGAGAATTGGCAGCCGTAACAGAATCTGCTTCTGGAAAATATAAGAGAGCAATTGAATCTCTTCGTGCTGATTTAGCAGGACTAGGTGATCAATTCTTAACAATAGGAACAGCAATGATTAATATTGTTGACAAAGCTCTAAAGTTTTTTGATAAATTGCCTCAACCTATTAAGCAAGCAGTTACATTTTTAGGCGCTCTTACTGCTATGGCTGGACCACTAATTATGATTACTGGTGTTTTGGCTAACTTCTTTGGATATATTCTAAAGGGCGTAATGCATATGAAGGCATTCTTTAAAGGCGGAGAAGGCTGGAAATATTTAACTCCTGAAATGATGGCAGCTGAGAAGGCTGGCAAATTAGTTGAACAAACATTTTATTCAGATGCTAAAGCAGCCTCTGTTTTGCAATTAGCCTTAAGAAATTTAATTGATGAATTTAGTATATTAGAGGCAAAAGCAAAATCTGGAGTTATGGCAGTAAACCCAACAATAACTACACTTGCTGGAAATGCTGTAATGGGTGCTGGAGCTAGAGAAGTTATTCCAGGTCATCCTTTAGTTGGAGATTATGGAACTCGTGCTTCAACCCATATGGTTCCTCGTGCTGGATTAAGTGCTGAGCAAAGAATGCAACAGACCATATTTGGTCTTGTTCCTGGATCAATTCCAGTAAATAGAAAAATTGGTGATGCTCCACAGATTTATATGAATGAGCCTCTTCCTCCAGTTCCAGGACTTACACAGGTTGGCGGAGTTTCAACAGGAGTTGTAGCAGGAGAAGCAGCAAGATGGCATGCAATGATGGCTACACTTGCAATGCAATCAAAGGCCGAAATTGAAACATTAAAGAAACAAATTGCGACAACTGGAGTTGTGAGCAAAGACTTTATGAATCAATTTGATGATATTCTACCAATTGTTTCTGGAATAACAGATAATGCAGCAACACAATCATCATTGATAGTTGCAGAATTACGTGCTGGTAAAATTACAGTTGAGCAAGCAAGAGCTCAAATAATTGCATTAAACCTTGAGATTGAAAGAATGATTGGTTCTGCTGTTGGCACTCAGGCTGCTGCAATGGGAAGAACATTAAACCCAACAATGGTTCCAACACTAGATCAGCCAGTAGTTGATCCAACTGGTAAATCAAATATGCGTGAACTATTTAAGAAGAGTAAGACACGTGATTTAATTGATAAAGTTTCCCGTTCATTAGGCGTTAGAACATCTGGCGCAGGATATAATATTGAAACAACTCGTCCTAAGAGAATGAATATGGGTGGAGTAGTATATAAGGCTACTGCTGGACAAGTTAATGCTCATCCTGGATCTCCTAGAGGAACAGATACTGTTCCAGCATGGCTAACAGAAGGTGAATATGTTATACGAGCATCTCAAGTAACTCCAGAAACACTTCCAATACTAGAAGCAATTAATAATGGTGGTAAAGCAGAGCATTTATCTGCACAGATGCTATGGCAAACAACTAGACTAAACCAAGGACTTGAAGGACGTTCAGCCCCAGGTGAAGAATTAATGCCTATAACTGGTAGAAATGTTGCTAGAGAATATAGAGGTTTAAGAAGAGCTGGATTGCCTCCAGTAGCATTGCTATATGATGCTGGAATAAGATTGGGATATAGTCCTCAAAAACTAAAGCTACATTTAAATAATTATGAAAAAGCTCTTACTCAGGCAGTAGCTTCTCGTGGCAATAGAGTATTATCAAAAACAGAACTTGAAAAAATTCAAGAAAACTTATTACGTAGACATGCTGATCAATTGTGGAGAGTAGATCCAACAACTGGAAAGAAAATAAATTTCTTTAGCGAAACAGAATTAATGGGAAGCAGAAGAGTTGGCGGACGTGGAGGAAGTAGCTTTATAGGCAATATAATTAGACCGCTATTAGGTACATCAAGTGGGTTTAAAGATCGTCAAAATGAAGCACACCTTCTAAGAGCTCAAGAGTTATTAGATAACCCAATGCATACAACAACTTCTGGACAAACTATAAAGCAGATGTTTGGAGTAGAAAGAGGACATCTAGGATCAAGACTTTGGGGAACTGCATCACAGATTGCTTCAAGAATGTCTATGTTGAAGCGTGGAATTAGATTCCCAAGAAGAATGAACTCGGGTGGAATGGTGTATATGAATTCTGGAGGAATGGTTCCAGGAGCTCAATATATGCAAAATGGTGGTAAGTTAAGAAGCGCATTATCTGCTGGATTCCAGGAAGGAAGATCTGGAGCACCAAGACAGCCAAGTAGCGGAATGATGTCTGGTATGGCTGGTATGGGGCTCATGATGGGCGGACAAATGATGGGCGGAGAAACTGGACAGGCTATGCAGACAGTTGGTATGTTAGTTTCATTTATGCCAATGATATCTTCTCTTGGAAGAATGCTTAAAAACGTTATGTCATTGACTACAGTTGTTACAAAATTTGGAACAATTGCTGGTCGTGTATTTACTGGAGTTAGAGTTGCATTAGCTGCAATTAATCCAGTAGGAGCATTAGTAACAGTTACATTAACTGGATTAATAGCTCTATTCCTAAAGATGCGTAAAGACGCTGCAGAGAATAAGCGCAATCAAGAAGCAATGTTCGGCACTACAGAAAAGGGTGCTAAAGAATTAGGAATAACGTACACAAATCTTGCAGATAAAATGAAGGCTGTAAGAGAAGAGCAAAAGCTTATGGCGGACAAGGCAAAGGCTCAATTTGAATCATATACTTCTGCTGGAGTAAGTGGCTTAACATTAACTATTAAACAGCTTAAAGAATTAAAAGAACGTGTAAAGTCAGATATGCCAGAGACCCTTGCAGTATTAAATGACATAGACTCTACTCAGGTAAATCAGTGGGCTTCAAATCTTAAGGCTCAAATGGTATCTGCTGGAAAGAGCACTGAAGAAGCAACTAATTTAATTTATGCTCTTATAGAGTCTTCAAATAAAGCTGGTCGTGGAGTATCTACAATAACAGATAAGGCATTCATGGCAATAGCAGATAAGGGTGCTGCGGCTGATTATATTATTAAGAATCTTTCTAATAACATAGACGATTTAGCGAATATTGATCCATCCGCATTTGCAACTAACGTAGATACTGCAATAACATCATTAGACAATGCAGTAAGAAGCTTAGTTGGTACAAAAGATGCATCTGGTGAAATGTTAGATGAAGCAGAAGCATTAGCAATTCAATTTGAAAAAATGGCTGCTGCTGGAGTTAAAAATAAAAAGCTTGGAGAAGAAACACTTGCTACATTAAAGTCTGAAAGACCAGAATTGGCAGGCATTCTAAATTCATCCGATACTATTGGTGGAATGTATGCTAAGTGGAGATTATATCTACAAGGGGTTAACTTAGATCTTAAGAATATAAGTTCTGCACAAGCAGAGGCTATAGCAGCATTTACTGCAGCGTTAGATTCAGCAGGAGCTAATGCCCTTGCAGAAGGCGGTACAGTTGCTGGACTAGAAGAAGCTAGAGCTGCATTAAAGAAATTAAATGGGGAATATGAGAAAGCAAATAATCTATCTAAAACAGAAAACATAGATTCTAAGGGATTAAGTAAAGATAGAATTCGTGCTATTCAAGATGAAATAAAAGCTATCAGAAAACGTGCTGAAGAAAAAAAGAAGGCTCTTCAAGATTCATTAAATGCAGAAAATACAGAGCTAGAACTTCAGAAGTTACAGCTTGAATACCAGCAAGCACTTGCTCGTGGAGACAAGGATGCTGCCACACAAGCACAAATTGCAATTCAGCAATTGAATAAGCAGTATCAGACACAAAAAGCATTAGACAGAATTGAGCAAAATGCAAAGAAAGAAGAAGAAAAGCAACAGGCTATTTTGGACGCAGATGCTGCATATAAAGATAAGCTTAAAGATGCTGTAACGGGTGCTGGAAATAAAGCATCTGATTTATCAGCAACAATTAAAACTGTAACTGAGTTAGGAAATGAATTAACTAGAGTTGCAAAGCTAAGAGTTCTTTCTGAGGCTAAGGGTGCTACAGAAAAAGATAAAGCGGATTTTAACATTGCGTTTTCAAATGTATTGCAAGAAATTGCTAAATCTGCAAAAACTTCTCCAGAAGTTTTACAGGCTTATGGACAGTTCTTAGCAAAAGATGATAAAGGTAATTATGTAAAGGACGCAAAGGGCAACTATGTTCCACTTTCTGCAAATGAAGCTAAGACAGTTACATTTAGACGTGGTGGTGGAACCGCTACAATTCCTAAAGGCGGAGCATTAACTGAATTAGATCAACTAGCAGCTGGAATGAAAACATTTGCATCAGAGATTATTGGTAAGCAAGGATACACACTTTCTGATATATATCTAGCATTAACTAAGGGAACACCAAAACAGTCAACAATTTCATTTAAATCTGATGCAGAAATGAAATCAGTTATTGCTCAAAATGCTGGCAAAAATTCTGCTCAATATAAGAATCCATATGGTGATGACGGATATCTTACAAATGCTGCAAGAGAGTCAATCGTATTTGCAAAGAAACTACAAGCTGGATCCACATTTACTGATCCAAATGGACAGACATATATTGTTAAGAATGGATACGATGCTAAATTTAATCCAGGATATGCAGTAAGAAAAGCTCTTGGAGGATATGTACAACGTGCAGCATCTGGTGTATCTGGCATGATGAGTTCACAGCCATATCTAGTTGGAGAACGTGGTCCAGAGTTATTTGTACCTTCTAGTGGAGGACAAATAATTCCAAACAATATCCTTGGAGCTAAATATAATATTCCAAGCAATACAATTTCGGGAATTGGCGGAGCTGCTAATAATTCATATAACAATAATGTTTATAACATTGATATTCAACTAAGTGGCACAAATGTTACTGCAGATGATATAATGAGAAAGTTCAAAGCAGAGTTAGCTTTGATTAATGCTAAAGAAGGCAGAGTAAGAAATCTAGGGGGCAATTACTAATGGCTATGTATTTACCTAGAGGGTCTGTACTGTTAATAGAGGCTAAAGACCTACTTGCTACTCCTGCTGGAACTACAAAAGTTTGGAATAAGGTTACTGAGCATAATAGAAGCCCAGTAGAAATAGGCATTGAAAGAATCGAAAAGGTTGTAAGAACTTCTAATGGAACACTTAGAAAAAACCATGTTGCTGACAAAAGGAAGTTCTCTATGTCGTGGGACATGCTTCCTTCATATAGAGATTTAACAGTTGACGGCGGTTGGGGGGCAGAGGATTTAAGATCTTTTTATCTCAGCGATGATGGACAAAAAACATTTAATATTAGAATTAATTTAGCAAAGAGTGGTTCAGACCAATCTTTGTCTGGATATGAGTCTTATAATGTATCTATATCTGGATGTAATTTTACCGTAGTTAAAAGAGGATTGCAACCACATTGGAATGTTTCTCTATCATTGGATGAGGTATAATGATTTACGCCTCTTCTCAAGCTAAAACATTACTAGAACAAGATACTACTTTAGTAATTAATTCTGGTTGTACTTTAGAATACAATATGAATTCCTTAGTTGATAATATTACTATGTCTGGAGCTGAAATTAGCAGAACAGATGCGGCGGGAAATGCATATCAGCCATTTAAAAAGCTATTTCCAATAGATTCAGTTATAAAGCCATTTAGACCAATTAAGGCTGGTGTAAAATACGCAATTGTAGGAGACATAGCTTTAAATAGCTATAAGAATCCTAGAGCAAGCGAATATCCATATGACTATAGAACGTACTTGCCAGGTATAGAAACTTCTTATAAATATTATGTTTCAGATAAGGGTTCTGGGTTAGACGTTACAGCAACTTATCCAAAAACAATATTAACAAATAAAATAGTTATCAAGTTTGAGCTTTCGCATTCAACACCACCTACTTGGTCTATTTACAATGGAGCTACACAGATTGCAACTGGCACTAGTTCAAGCATACAATCGTTTGGTAGTGCTGAGGCTGGAACAGTAACTATATATTATAATGGAACATCTTGGTCAACTACAGAGCCAATCACCATTGCAGATCCAGTAAATATGACAAGCCTTAGAGTTACTGCAGGTGCTGTTAGTGGTAAATATATTGGATTAATTGAAATGTCTCCTAGATGGGTTAAAGATATTTCTGATAGAGTTGTTAACTTTTCAATAAATAAAGAAGCTTCTAGTAGCTCAGATGATATTCTTCCAGTAGGAAGTGTTACAGCAAACTCATTAGGTATGAGCCTTGTTTCATATGAAGATTCTAGAGAAGTTATTTCATTTGATAAATCTATGACACTTAATTCTTCTAATACATATCTTTATAAAAGAGTTGAGGTTTCGCCATACTTTAAAATATATCATCCTGCTGGAACCCTTACTGATTCTAAAGGTACATATGAAAAGATTAAGCAAGGCGTATTCTATATGGATAACTGGAATATAGGAGAATTTGGAGATATTTCTGTAAATGCATTAGACGGGGCAAAGCACCTGCAGGAGACTATTTGCCCAGGAATCGTATGCCGTGGATATACAACTATTGGAATTATAAGAAATCTTTTAGACAATATTGGATTTACTAATTACAATTTTAACACTACCGTTTCAGATAAATCTATATTCTCTCCAAGATTTTGGTGGACAGAAGATAGCAGAACAGTATGGGATTCAATACAGCAGCTATGCAGAGATTCTCAAATGACAGCAGTATTTGATGAAAATAATATTCTGCAGTTCTACACAAGAGAGTATCTATTTAATATATCTGATCCAATAGATTGGTCATTTAGATATGAGCAGTCTGGAAACAATCTTCCAAACATAGTATCTTTTGAAAAACAAGACTTAGCTTCTGCCAATCAGGTAAAGGTAATTTGGAATAGCGTAACTACAAATGAATTTTTAGGCAACTCACAACCATTGTGGAAATCTGCAAATTCATTTATGGCTGCAATGTCCTTAGAGCAAAATCTATTAACGACACACCTGGCTGGATCATATGTGCATTTAAAGGCGGTAGTAACAGTAGAGGCAAGCCAAAATCAAATTTTAGATGACTATACTGGATACCTTGCTATTGATTCAGAGATTATAGAATATGATGCTATTCAGTATGCATATGTTGATTTGAATGGTACTAGACAAGAAGTGGATATAACAAATTCATCAGATGCACTAAAGTATCTTGGCCTAAGTCAGCCAGGAGCTTCTAACTTCCAGCCAAACGGTAAATACAGAATTAAATCTAGAGGAGCATTTAATACAGATGTTGCAAATCACTATGCAGATGCTCAAGGGATTATAGATTCTTGGCAAGGATATGAGGTGAACTGGGTATCATGAGTCCTATATCACCAGATTATTATTATGTAAACGGAAGCACTTGGGATTCTTATGATCCAGCAACTGCACCTACTCCAGCAAACTTAAAAATATCTTCAATTTTAGTTAGTTATAATAGTACAGGAACAATAGCTACAGTTACAGTGGTTCCTCCTTTAGGAACTGCAGGAAGCTATGGCGGATCTGTTGCTGGTGAAAGCACATTCAATGATCCAGATTTTGTTATAAGCAGTAACACAAATGTATTTACAATTGGATCTATTGCATCTCCGATGACACCAGGAATGGTTTATAAATTAAGAATAAGAGCATATGCTGGATCAAGCTTGTCTGGATTTTATGGAGATTATTTTTATCAAAATTTAACTCCACCAAAGCCGTCGTCTGTTGCTTCTACAACTGCAACTACTTCTGGAACACAAACTCCACCTAATTCAGCATTAGACTGGACTGACGCAATTAATAGAGCAACTCTAGCTAAAAGATTAGCAGAAGAAGCAGCAGCGGCAGCAGACGGATCAGATGTTACTGGTAATCAAACATATACAGAGCCTAAAGGAACTTCATATGCTACTCAAGGAAATAGGTCTGTGCAAACATCCCTTTTTAAGATTGCAAATAATTCTCCAAGCTCGAACAGCCATTCTGTAGCACTAAAAGATACTAATATAAATACATCATACGACTACTTCTCATTTGGCACATCAATATTTTTTAGCAGTAATCTCAATAATGTTCAGGGTTCTGGCGGCATTGGGTTCTTTGTAGATAATAATGGAATGACTGGTTATTTCGTACTTGTAAAAACAACAGCTAATTTAGCAAATACCGCTGATCGTGAAGTGCATATTTATAAGTTAGTTGATGGTCAAAAGGTTAGACTTAATGATAGTCAATCTGGAACTAATGGTCAGGCATTAACTGGAATCTTGGGCGGGATCTCATATAAAATAGATATCAATGTAATAACTACAGCAACTACTAGAGTAATTGATGTATATGTAAATAACTTTAAAATAAGTGCTACTGATAAAAATGTTTCTGGCTCTACAAAGCCATCTGAGTTAATATTACCTAAAACATCCAAGGTGGCGATGTTTGCAAATACTGGTCAAGCAAACTTTGATTATATTTATGCAACCCCGCTAACAAAAACTCAATTTGAAAAAGGTTTAGTTCAAAATATTTATACTGGTAAATATGGTGTTAAGACTTTAGACTTTCTATACGGAGATAAAATCCTTGAAGATAGAGTAGTTGCTCCAGACCAGATTCCATTTCTAGAAGAATTTGGAACAGTTGCTAGAGAAATTAAAAGAATTAAAATTAAATATCAGGATAGACCAGGAGACCCACTATTTACAAGTACGGGTATAAATAAGTTTGCTGCTGTTCTAGGACAACGTCTATCTTCTTTTGGTGCAGAGATATATGTAATTAATAATTCTGGAACATTTATTCCACTAGATGATTCAAACTTATATTCATTTAGTGTTATTGGAAATTATATTGTTACTTCTGGTCAGCATGAATATGTGTCTAATACGCTAAGCGAAACCACTATTCCAGAGCCAGTAATATTTGAGTCAGCTTGGATTCAATCAGAATCTGACGCCAAGAATTTGACTGACTGGATTCAGGATCAGTGGTCAGAACAACAGCAGGTCGTTAATCTAGAAATATTTGGAAACCCTCTTATATCTATTGGAGATGTTATATCTATTAATTATCCAAAGAATGATCTAGACGGTACTGAAAAGTTTATTGTTACAACTGTAAGTAATTCATTTGAAGGGGGGCTACAGACCAGCATTACTGCACGTTCAATTTTTAGTTGACAAATGGTATAATCAAAATATGGTAAAAAAGATTTCTGATACAGCAGTGGGCTCAGTCTCACCAGTTGTTGCTTATTCTGGAAGTGCGGAAGCATTAACAATTGCTCCTCACAAAGTAAAGACTATTAAATCAAATGTAGTCGGATCAGACTTCTTTTCTTCTGCTTCATTATATATTGACGATTTAGATCCAGAAGATGTCGAGGGTGATTCTAAAAAAGTAACAGATGATCCATCAGAAAAACCATCAGATGTTCCAGCTAAAAAAGCTCCGTCTTTGATGGATATAGAATTAGTTTCTAATTCAATTGTTTATGATGCTACTGGAGCCCCATCAGTAACAGTAGTCTTTAAGGTTAGAAATTCAAGTGGACAGGCAGTTAAGTCAGTTAATGCGAGGGTAAAGGTAGTATGATAACTAAATTTGGAAAAAGATTTTTAACAGATTACATTGCTGGTAATTCTACGTTTAATACTAAAGACATAGCTCTTGGTATCGGAACCACGGCGGCTTCTGTAAACGATACTAGATTAGAATTTGAATTCTATAGACTTCCAGTGTCTTTAGGAAGTATCAATATTGAAGATGATGGAGTAGGCGGATTCAATTACTTTGCAATATACAAGACCACAATTCCTCAAGACGTATCTGGAGTAATATCTGAAATTGGACTATATCCAGGACAGAGAAAATCAATCAATTCATATGACAGCAAATTCATAACTTCATTTGAAAATAATTATACTTGGGTAGACTCATTAAATAATAGTCCTCAGTTAAAACCAAATAATACTACAGAGCCGTTCTTGTCTAAAATTGGTGAGCACATGGTTCAGTTCGATGTTGCTTCGTCTACATCAAAAGAATATACAAACTCAATTGTTGATTTAGATTTATCTGGTTATAGTGTAAATGATAGCTTAACTCTATCATATAAGAAAAGAGATACAAACTTAACAAATATTAGAGTAAAGTTTTATAGTTCAGATACTCAATATTATTACGCAGACTTTACTCCACTAGCTGGAACTGGAGATAAAATACAATCTGTATTGATGAGCACAATATTTAGCAATACTTCTGTTGTAGCTCCAGATCCTGCAAACATTACTAAGATTGGAGTTGAGGTTACTGCAGGAAGCGGCGGTGCAACAACAGTGTACTTTGACGGACTTAGAATAAATGATGAGGATACATTTGATCCAACATATGGATTAATTTCAAGATCAATTTTGACAACACCTTTACAGAAGCCTTCTGGAAGACCAGTAGATATAGAATATAAATTACAGTTGGAGTTTTAAATGGCTGATACTTTAGAGTCTACTGGAAACTATTTACCTAAAGATCTGAGAATTACATCTCAGCCAGATGCTGTAGATAAAGATAAATTTAAGTTAGTTGCTACTGGACTAAAGATAGATGAGTCTTATGTTTTTCAATTCCAGTATGTATTTGAAGATGGATCAACTAGTGATTGGTCTCCTGGATATACATTAAATACTCCTACAGAATCTGTTCCTGGAGCACCATCAGCATCTATACCATCGACATCTGTTGGTAATATACCAGTAACCTTATCAGCATTTCCAGCAAACGCTAAGCGTGTTGACATATATGTAATAGGCGGTATATATGGAACTGGCAAAGTCGTAGACAGCTTCCTTGCAGCTGGCACAAAAACTATTTCAATTTCAGAAGCTGGGGTTTATCAGGTATCTCTAATTACAGTAACTCCATCTGGAATTAATGGAGATCCTACAAACACATTTACAATTACAGTAACGGGACAACAGCAAGTCGTAGAAGCCCCAACACTGCCATCTGGACTTTCAGTTGCGTCAGCCCCGTTTGCAGTATCAGTAAACTGGGGCGGACAGTATTCAGGAAGCGGATTTGAAGGATTTAAATCTATTGATATACATGTGAAGGGATCAGATTTAGGTGCAACAGCAACTACTGGATTTTCTACAACAACACAAGTAGCAACATTAACAGTAGATGCTACAACTAATAGGCAAAATATTGGATTAGATAATTTAAGACAAGCTTTAACGCTTGCGTCAAACGATGCAGCATATACGTCTCCAATGTTTTTTTATTACATAGCTAGAAATGAGAATGATGAACTTTATAAGGTTGGCGGAGTAGCTACATATACCAGAATAAATTCTGCTACAGTAAATCCAACTAAAGCAAATCTAGTCGATCTTGAAAATGGTCTTATATCTATTGAAAATCTAGTTGCTGGCAATGGAGAATTTTCAGCTTGGTTAAGAACAGGATCTGTAGGCGGAGCAAGAATTGAATTAAGTGGTGTAGATGACTTTACACCAGATGGAGAATCTATTGCTGTTAAAAAAGGCATAACAGCATATTCAACTGGAAGCACAGAAATATTTAGACTTGATATAGGATCTACTCCAAAACTTACAATTAAGGGTGACGGAGAATTTACTGGAGATTTATCTATTGGCTCTGGAAATAATATATTTAAAGCTGAACCAGCAACTGGAATTTGGCTAGGTAATTCCGCATTTGCTTCTGCTCCATTCAGTGTGAGCAAGACTGGTGTGCTTACTGCACAATCTGGAACAATTGGCGGATGGGCAATAAACTCTACACAAATAAGAAGCAATGGCGCAAACCAGATTTCTTTAAATCCAGCAACACCTAAGATTGCAATTATTCAAGGATCTGCTTTAAATCCAACAACTGGATTGTATGAAGGCGGAACAGAAAAAATTACTATAGATCCAGTAGAGGGTATAGTAGGACCAAACATTACATTTAATGGATCATCTGTTCCATCATTTAAATTAACTCCTGCAGGAAACTTAACTCTATATGGAAGCATAAATGTAATGGGAGGTCAGCTCCAGACTGATCTTGCTACCTTAACTTCAGATGTTCAGACTGCTACTAGTGATGCAGCTGCTGCTGCTTCTGATGCTGCAGACGCCCTTGATGCTGCAACCAATTCATTACAAAAGGGTGGATATGTAGTAGAAAATGCTTCTAATCAAATTACCTCAATTAACGCAAATGGTATTAGCATAAGCTCAACTGGATTTAAACTAGACACAGATACTACTGCAACTGTAGGTGCAGGCAAGTTAGTTTTAAACTCTGCTGGAATTACAGCTAAGAATGGTAGCTCCGAAACAACATTCTATATTGATGCATCAACTGGCTCTGCAGAATTCAAAGGTTCCATTAAATCTGGATCAACAATTACTGGTTCTACATTTCAGACATCTGATTCGGCATCAAGTAGAAGGATTATTATTTCTGGATCAGTGCCAGATAAAATTGAATTTATGCCTAAAACTGGAGATGACGCAAATACTGCGGGATACATCTGGTTTTCAGATGACGCTGGAAGCGCTACGCTTCCAGGATTAGTAATGGTTCCTCCAACAAATTCCGCTTGGGCTACCCCTCCTAAAATTAAGATGACACAAACAGCTTCAGGTGGTATAATGGATTTAACGGCAGTGCTTTTGAGAATGTATGGTTCTATTTCTGTTTACAACTATATTTCAAATCAAAGCAATGTGTCTTCTTCGTTTTCTGCTCTTAGAAACATTTCTGCAGGAACAACGGCTCCAAGTGGTGGACTCACTGGAGAAATTTATATTCAGTATTAGTGAGATATAATGCCATCAGATATTTTTATTAAGACAGCCTCGAATACATGGTCTAAAATGACCAATATGTTTATTAAGACAAGCTCATCTACTTGGTCTACTGCAAAAGCTGTCTGGATGTATTTGCAGGCAGATTGGGTAAAGGTATGGCCATTATCAGGAATATTTGCAAACAGAGTCCCATTCATAGGCTTTGATTCTGGAACAACATATTCTGGAAGACTAACAAATTCTGGAGATGCAATAGTAATTGGATCATCGTATGTTGGAAATAATGCACAATGGAATGCAAATGGTTGGACAATTACTGGATACGAGTATGCTTGGTATTACTACGATGCCGATAATAATTATTTAGGAACACTAAGAAGTGGAACTCCATCTGGATGGACTTCAACAACTGGACAAGATACATTACCAACAAGTATTTGGACAGCGACAAATTCAACAAATACTGATACAAATTATTTGGCATTTGAAGTAGTCGCTACTGCAAGTAACTCTTCATATAACGGAACAGCATCTTCTGAAAAAATAAAAGTTATTCGAGATGTTCCTCTAAACTTAACTAAAAGTATTTCTAATCCTACAGCACCAAGTGTTGGTGTAGCTCTAACATATTCTTCAACATGGGATACGGCTCAGGCATATAAAGATGACTCAACAAGAAGAACAATATATTGGTATAGAAATTCTATTAGCTCTACTACAGGAGGAACATTTGTAGGAAGTGGAACTTCATATACTCCTGTTTCCGCTGATGTTAATAATTATATATATGTTGTTGAAACTAGATATAATTCTGGTACAGATTATTACTATGGAACAACTACTGGAGTGGCGGTTTCAGTGATTACAACAGCTAAAGTTTCTCAAACACCAGTAGTAGATGTATATCCAACTATATCGTCAACATCTGGATATAAAACAAAATATAGATCTGGACTATATACAGATAGTTCAACTGATGGAACTGCTTATAATACTCCAGCTTTTCGTGGTAATACTGGAACATGGAATCCAGATCCAACATCTGTAAATTGGAGATTTCAATATTCTTCAAATGGTTCTACTAACTGGACTTCATTCTACGATTTTGAGGGATTATTTGTTGGAGGGAATGACACATTAGAAAATCAAAATCATGATTGGTATATAGATGATTTTTATGGATCAGGTGGTTCTTTAGGTACAACAATAAATTCTACTGGTTACTACGTAAGATTTGCATCAGAGGGATTGCAAGGAACAACTTCAGTGGATTGGAATTACTCGTCAGCCCTTGGCCCTATATATGCAGCTCCTACTGCACCTGGAACTCCAACTTTAACTTGGGTATCAACATTTGATTCTAATAATAGCTACATATCAGCATACTGGTCGGCGGCAACAACAAAGTTTACATACTACTTACAGTACTACAATGGAACATCTTGGATTACATTAGGATCTGGAACAACTTCGGATTACACAGTTAATTCTCCATATAGTCCTATTTTAGCCCCACATGGAAACTATTCATACAGAATTATTAACATGAACGCAGATAACGTATTTGCTAAATCTGCAAGCGTATCATTTAATGCTGCACCTCCACCAGGAAATGTGTCAGACATAAGACCATTTAGCTTTAGTGCATTTACATCTAATTTATTTTTAACTACTGGAATAAGAACAACAGAAGTTAGATATACAATTAAGGGAGAACGTGCTACTGGATTTTCAATTGGTCCACTAAGTCAGTCTGCTTCCAGCAGCACAGCGTATTTATTTAATAATGATCTTTCTGGTTATTTCACTGGTAAATCATGGAATACGGATACATATAGTCCATCAACCACTTACTATTTAAATAATACTGTCTGGTATGCTGGAAATGAATATAGACTTACAACAACCAGATATGCATCTACATTTCCATATAATGAAATAGGTGTTTTTGGTCAAGTGCCAGCCGATACTAACAACAATGTAAATTCAGCGTATTGGAGTAGAATAACAACTGTTACATATAATGCTGGCGATTATGTATACTACAACGGCAGCTACTACTTTGCCATATCAAGCTTTAATGGAAGATATCCAACAAATGGTACATATTGGGATCCAAATGCTTTAGAGTGTAGGGTATACGTTACTCCATATAATAGCAGCAAAGCTGGAACAGAATCTATATCAAGTCTTGTATACTTTAAGCCAAATGCTGCTTCAAATACCCCACCAACAATTACTTCTGGCCCCACATTTTCATCTATTGCTAAAACTAGTTTTACTACAACATATCAGCCAAGCTTTTATGCAACACGTGTAATTATAGATGTTAAAAAAGGATCTCCACTGTCAAGTATTTCTGGTTATCCAAAAACTGTTACACCAACTGTAGAGGCAAATAATACAGATTCTCCTTCTGGTCTTACTGAAGATACAGACCATACTGTTTATATAACTCCAAGATATAGATATACTGATTCTGTTTATTATGATGGCGTTCAGGTAACTGGAACAGTAAAAACTTTAACAACAACTACTGCTCCAACAATAAGTAGCGTTACACATTCATTCCCAACATCAACTACAGTAACAGTTACTGGTGGTGGACCATATTATCAAATATATTGGAATACAAGTGGAACTGCTCCATCAAATACATCTACATATTATGATGCTGCTTCGACAAGCACATCAATATCTGAAACGTTATTGCCTTCAGGAGATGCAACATATTATTTTTGGGCAAGATCTTCGTCTGAAAATTTAGGAAATACAACTTCTTCAGGCAATGCTACTGCTGGAACATTTAGTGATTGGTCTGCAAGATCTAGTATGACTCCATTTAAAACTCCAACTAGTCTTTCCGCAAGTTCTAATAGCAATACAAAAATAACATTAACATGGTCTGGTGGCGGCGGAACTGGATATCAAGCTTATTGGACTGGAAGTAATACTACTAGACCTACAGACGGAAGTACAACTTACGACATAGCCCTTGGCTCAAGCTCCCCATATGATTGGACCAGCATGTCAAGAGGAACTACATATTATTTTTATGTAAGATCTATTTATACAAATAGTGGAACTACATATTATACTAATTGGTATCCAGCTGCTGCACCAGGTGCATCTGGAAAAGCTCTATTATATGCTCCAAAAACCCCAACTAATTTTGCTGGTACAGTTGCATCTTCTTCGCAAGTAGATTTATCATGGACTGCTCCAACAACTGGAACGTCAAATGATGCTGCAAGCGGATATGATATTTATTATAGTACTAGTAGTACTGCACCAACTTCTGGAACATCTGCAACAACAACATCAACAAGTACTACTAAAAGCATAACTGGATTAAGTGGAAGCACAACTTACTACTTCTGGCTTAGGGCTACAAATGCCGATGCAAAAAGCGACTGGACTTCAAGACTTGATAAAACTACCTCTGCTGCAAATGTAGCTCCTACAATTACTGATGCAGCAATTAGCCCTACTTCTGGAACAGCTGGAACCACTGAATTTACTGCATCAGCTACAGTTGCAGGAACTCCAACTCCAACAGTAACTTATCAATGGCAGTATTTTAACACTTCATTTCAGTTTGCTAATGTGCCTGGAGCTACATCTTCTACTTATACTCCACCATCTGATTTTAATACAACATATCCAAATTATGGATTCTATTGTTTAATAACAGCAACAAATACTGCTGGAACAGCAACCTCTAGACCATCAGCAACTCTAAATAATCCAACAGTAAGTAAGCCAGCTGACGGAACAGTAAGTTTAGCTGGAACAGCTAAAGTTGGAGAAACACTTACAGCAACAACAAGCGGTTGGACGGGTTCTCCAACATCATATGACATAAGAATAGTACGTGGAACACAGTTTGTTATTATAAGTGAAACATTAAAAGCATCAGACACAGATACTTCTGTTTCATATGTAGTAGAATCAGGAGATGTTGGATTCTACTTCAAAGCCTTTGCTTCTGCAACAAACTCTGCTGGCACTTCTAGCTTTGCCGCATCAAGCGAATTAGGTCCTACTGTAGCGGCCACATCAGGTAGCGCTCCAGTATTGATTTCTCTAACTGGAAATAATTCTTTAGCTGTAGGGGGGACATTCACCTGGAGCTTTAGCAATTCTCCAACCGCATACTCATTATTTGTTCAAGGGCCTACAGGATCAGTCTATACAACTAACAATAATTATACTTATACAGGAACTACTTTTAGACCAGGATATGATGGAACTGGATGGCAGGGGGCTGGCAATTATACAGCTTATGTTTCTG